TACCTACAAAAACCTTGACAAAAGATGTCAAGTATAGTATAGTAACAAGAATAACTATTATAAATAGTTATGTATAGCAATATACACAAATAAACATACGATAAAATATAATAACATACGGAGAAAATAATATGTCATTAGATAGTCTAAAGAGCAGTGGCTCACTTAATAAGTTGTTAGATGCAGCTAAAGGTGAAACTGCACCCCAAGAGAAAAAATCATATGTAGATGAAAGACTGTGGAAACCAGAACTAGATAAATCTGGTAATGGTTATGCAGTACTTCGTTTTCTACCAGCTGTAAAAGGTGAAGACTTGCCATGGGCAAAAGTTTGGAATCATGCATTTCAAGGCCCAACAGGTCAATGGTACATTGAAAACTCTCTTACAACACTCAATCAGAAAGACCCTGTGTCTGAACATAATACAGCATTATGGAATACAGGTTTAGAATCTGACAAAGAAATTGCTCGTAAGCAGAAAAGAAAATTGCAATACTTCTCAAACATTTATGTGGTAAGTGATGCAAAACATCCAGAGAATGAAGGTAAAGTGTTCTTGTTCCGCTATGGGAAAAAAATCTTTGATAAGTTAACTGCTGCTATGTCACCAGAGTTTGAAGATGAAAAGGCAATCAACCCATTTGATTTTTGGGAAGGTGCAAACTTTAAACTTAAAATCAGAAAGGTAGATGGATATTGGAACTATGATAAATCAGAGTTTGAAGACACATCAAAACTTTTTGAAGATGATTCAGAAGCAGATAAAGTTTGGAATGCACAACACTCTCTTGCAGAGTTTACTGCACCAACAAACTTTAAATCTTATGATGAGTTGAAAACCAGACTAGATGCAGTCCTTTCTGGCACTGTAAAAGTTGGTAATGTTGCTGATGATTTGGATGATGCTCCTGTAGCAAAACCAAAAGTTGATACAAAACCACAAGCTACTAAAGTGGAAACACCAGTAGTCGAGGAAGATGATACATTAGCATATTTTGAAAAACTAGCTGAGTAACCTACCGAGTGCCTCTATTCTATAGGGGCACTTTTTTCATATGATTCCACAGAATCCTTATAAATACCTGTATGGCAAGAAGTAAATATATAGAAAGTGTCTTAAAGGCAGCAGGTGGTAGACCTAAATCAACCCAATGGTTTCGTGATAAAATCAAAGAGTTTGGAACACCAAAGTCTGCTGACTTAATTCGTGATGGTAAAAGAACATCAAAGCCTACTTTTGGTATACTAAATATGTTTGTATATGACCCTAAACTAAAGGATAAACTACCATACTATGATACATTTCCTTTAGTATTACCCATTGAAGAATATAAAAATGGATTTTTAGGAATTAACTTACATTATCTATCTATGCCTATGAGAATTAGACTATTGGATAGACTAATGGACTATAGTAATAATGATAAGTTTGATAAAACTACTAAATTAAGAACTAATTATAGTAATCTAAAAAAAGTAGATTTAATTAAACCTTGTCTAAAAAGATATTTGGCAGGTAATGTGAAAACAAAATTTAGAAAAGTAGAAGCAGATGAATTTATAGTTGCAACACTATTACCTGTACAGAGATTTAAGAAACAGTCTGATAGTCATGTGTTTGCAAAATCAAGAGGATTAGTATAATGGCTGACTTAAAAGATTTTATAGAATCAAGTGCCGCTCTTACCATACAAGAGATATTAGCACCATTTAGAGATGGTGAGGGTATTGCAAAACCATCTCAATATGAAGTATTGTTTTTCCCACCAACAGGTTATTCAGGTTCAGGTGGAAAAGGTAAATCAGATAATTTTATGGTTGATATTTTGCAAGACAGTCTTGGTAGAGGTGAACAAAGAGAAGTTTCTATGCAATGTCATAAAATTAATTTTCCAGGCAGGACTTTAGATTCAGTGCCAGATACGAATATTTATGGCCCAACAAGAGAAATAGTAAATGGATTTTCTTTTGCAGAAATTAGTGCAAGTTTTTATCAATCAAATAACTATAAAGAAAAACAATTTTTTGAAACATGGCAAAGATTAGCATATGATGCTAACTCATGGGCAATACAATATTATGATGACTATGTTGGTAAAATTGAGATATATAGTTTAGACAATGATGGTGCAAGAAGATATGGAGTTCAGTTAGTAGAGTGTTTTCCAAAAACAATATCTGCACAAAGTTTAGATGCAACACCATCTACTATGGCACAAACTTGTGATGTATCATTTAGTTACAGATATTGGAAAAATCTAACAGATGAAGCAAACTTACCAACAGAAATAATAGATACTTTTCAAAGAATTCTTGCGAATCAAGTGGAAAGAGAACTTACAAAAAATATACCTAAAGTATTAAGAAAATTATAATTAAGGAGTGAAAAATTATGGCATTACCTAAACTTGAAACCAAAACTTATACCTTAACCTTACCATCAACAGGTGAAGAAATTAAGTATAGACCTTTCCTAGTGAAAGAACAAAAAACATTGTTGATGGCACAAGAATCAAAAACTGATGATGAAATAGTTGATGCAATGAGTCAATTAATATCAGACTGTACATTTGAAAAAGTAAATCCAACAACTTGTCCAATGTTTGATGCAGAATATATCTTTTTAAAACTAAGAGCAAAATCTGTTGGTGAGAATGTAGAAATACAAGTCACCTGCCCAGATGATGAAAAAACAAAAGTAAATGTATCACTCAACCTTAATGATATAGAATGTAATATGGAAGATGACCACATTAATGTAATACAATTGACAGATAAAGTTAAGATTGTTTTTACTTATCCTTTATTAAGTTCATTTAAAAATGTTAAAGATAGTAATCAAACAGAATCACTATTTAATATTATATCTGATAGTATTTCAGAGATACATTTTGATGAACAAATTTATAACAAAGTGGACATGTCTAAAAAGGAATTAACAGAATTTATTGAATCTTTGACTACTGAACAATTTGAATCTATATCTAAATTCTTTGAGTCAATGCCAAAATTAAGACATGTTGTTGAAGTAACAAATCCGAATACTAAAGTAAAAAGTGAAGTCGTAATACAAGGACTTCAAAGTTTTTTAGTATAGGGCTCTCTCATGAGAGCCTAACAAATTACTATAAAAGTAATTTTGCACTCATGCAACATCATAAATACTCATTAACAGAGTTAGATAGCATGATGCCATGGGAGAGAGAAATCTACATTGGTTTAGTGGTAAAACATGTTGAAGAAGAAAATAGAAAAATGGAAGAACAAAATAAAAAAATGAGGCAAAAATAAATGGCAATGGATGAAGGCACAAAGTTATTGCTTGCACATATGCAAGAAAACAATGCATTAACTAAAGAGCTACTAAAAGAAAAGAAAAAAGATGATACACCCACAGAGCGTATTGCTGACCAATTGCCTGAAATAGCCGCTGATAAATATTTCTTAAGCCAACAAATAGAGAGTGACAAGGATATAAGTAAAAGAGATGAATCTGATAGTTTTCTACAAATAATAGCAATAACTTTATCAGACCAATATAAAGTATCAACTAGATTTTATGCAGAAATGTTTTATTATTTAGGTCAAATAACTAAAGAAAATAAAGCTTTTCAGATTAATTCCTTATCTAAAACTAAAGAGGGTCAAACAGTTGCTATGTCTGCACTAGGAGAATATTTCTTAGCGACCATGAAACCTATAAGAAAGAATATGAAGAAGGTGATAGAGAATATTTCTAATAAAGTTGGAAAACCTCTTGAAGATTTATTGAAAAGTGATAAAGAAAAAAGTAAAAATGACCTAACACCATCACAAAAAAAAGAGGAAAAGAAAGAAGAACAGACTAGATTGGGAAGTATGTTTAAAAAATTAGGTGGAGCTTTTAGCGGTGTTGGTAAATTTTTAGGAGATAAAATTAAAAACTTATCTAAAAGTTTGCTTGGTAAAACAGGATTAGTAACACTTGTAGTACTAGCGATTTTAGCTCTAACTAGTGTAAGTAAAAGATTAAGTGAAACAGTTGTAGGACTTGCATTAAGTTTTGGTTCTCTTTTTAAAAATCTTTTTAATATGGATTTTAGTAGTATTGGTGGTTTTTTTGGTTCATTAGGTACTCTTTTAGCTGAGGGATTTACTGCCTTAGGTGTTTCGTTAGCATACTATTTTAAAACAGATATTATTGGAAAACTTTTTGGTGGTATTAAAGCTGCATTTTCAAAAGTCCTTGACTTTTTTAATAAAAAAGAATTAGGAAAAGCTATGAAGGCCTTAGGAAAACTTTTAGTTAGATTTGGTCTATGGCCATTAGGAATAATTTTAGGTGTGTTAGATTTTATTAATGCATTTAATAAAGAAATGTTTGAGGGAAGTGGTAGTTTTTTAAAATCACTTGGAAAGGGTCTTATGGGTCTCATAATGGGATTTGTTGAACCTATAATATATTTAGTAGAATTTTTTGGAAATTTAATAAAAAGTGGAATTGATGGAATATTAGGTTATTTTGGTTTTGATGTACCTAAAGATATGACTTTAACAGATAATGCAATAACAAGATATTATTCAGCAGAAGACCCTACAACTACAGGTAATAATCTTACACCATCGGGTGCTGGAGCTACAGGTGGTAATACTTATGTTATCAGTACAAATAATATTGATGCTTCATCTAATGCACAAAATCATTCACACACAAATACAAATATTACAGATTCACAAGCAGATAATACAGGATTATAGGGAGAATAAAATGTCAGAGATAGAAACTAAAAAGGTAAACATAGAACTAGAAGTAGACACAAATGTTGTTAATTCTAGTAAAAACAAATATCAATCATGGATAGACATGGCAAAAGCTGTAGATGCATGGAGAATATTCCCACGACTATTTTTAACAGTATACATTATATTGTTATACAAATGTGTTATTTGGTATATGAACTTGTCTGCTCCAACTATGGAACAGTCTGGGTTGATAAGTATCGTTGTAGGTGCTGGTGCCGCTTGGTTTGGTTTATATACAGGAACGAGTAAGAAGTAATTAACTAGGATTTAGGTGGTCTTCAGTTAGTATCTTAAATTCCATGTTATGGTCTAGACAGAACTCAGTCGCAGACTTCCATTTAGCCTTGTTTATACCCCATGTTTTGACTTTATTATACCAAACCCCTGTTCTTCTCTTAGGATTCCTTTCTGGGGGTGTACATTGATGTTTAGGTTTAACTTCAATAATATACTTCTTGATACTACCATTTTTAGTACGAACTTTGATATAGAAATCAGGGAAATATCTATGATAACGACCATCCCATGGCGATACATAAGGAATGACTAATTCTTCACTACCCCATTCTATAATAGATTTAGTAGTATCACAGTACTTCATCATCTTCAATTCCCATGAAGAACGATACACTATTTCTTTAATATCACCTTGATACTTGGTAGGATATTTCGGTTTAAACTTACCTTTATATGTCATAATCGTTATAAATACTTTAAATTATATAGGACTATTTAGACATGCCACTAGACAATTTAAAAAATGTAGGTAAATCCATAGCTAGAGGGATAGTAGGTAAAAATCTAAGGAGAGTAGCTGGTGGTATCGCTGGATTAATAGGTGGACCTAATAGAAAAGATTCATCAGACATATCACCATTAAGAGGTTCAACTTCAACAACCACTTTATCATTTCCACTTGATAATACTAATGTAGACCCATCTTTAGGTAATCATGGACACTACATGATGTTCTTTATTAATGAACAAGAAAGTGCAAAAGTAAGATTTGACAATATGCAAGATAAGTTATCAGTAGATGGCGAAACATTAGGCACAAAAAATTTAAAAACACATTTAGAAAAGAATTTGGGGTTTACAGGTTCTTTCGATAAAATATTTGATAGTAAGACTGGTAAGTTTAAAGAAAAAGCTAGTGACGCTCAAAAACAAATTTTTGAACAAAAAGGTGGAGTAAAAGATTTATTTTTTGGTAAAGGTTCTGCAGAATATAAAAAAGGTTTTGGTGGCGCAGCTTTAAAAACTGGTGATATTAATAAAACAGGTTACACTTCAAGAAAAAATCAAAAACAAACAATTAGTATTGAAAGACCACCAACAAGAAGATTAGACACATGTATCACCATGTATATGCCTGCTGAGGTAAAAGTAAACTATAAGGCAGATTACAATGACACAAAAATAGGAAGTGGAACACAATTAGCTTCACAAGTTCTTGGACAAGTTGCTAATGGTGCTTCAATATCTGCTGGAGCTGAAACTTTAGGAAATCAAGCTATGCCTACTCTTGAAGCAATTGGTACAAATGCTTTAGGGGATGTAGTGGGTGCTATACCAGTATTTGCTGGTGCTAAAGAAGCTTATGAAATGAATTCAGGTGTTATTTTAACTGATAGAATGGAACTTGCATTTAAAGGTATAGGTAAAAGAACTTTTTCATACACATTTAAAATGATGCCAAGAAGTGAAGATGAAGCCAATGAGGTAAAAAGAATTGTTGATATGTTTAAATTTCATATGTTACCTGAGATGACTTCAGGACAAAGAGGAAGATTTATGAGTTATCCATCAACATTTGATATTAAATATATGTTCTTAAATACAGAAAATAATTATTTAAACAAAGTTTCAGAGTGTTATCTAGAAACTATGGATGTAAATTATGGTGGCGATAGATTTAGAGCACACAAAGGTAATACTACTGGCGCCCCACCTATTGAAACAAGTATGACTTTAACCTTTAAAGAGATAGAACTTATCACAAGAGATAAAGCAGCAGATGGATTCTAATTATGTACTTTGATAATTTTCCAACAATAATATACGATTCTGAAAAAGAGGGTGAATATAAAGATGTTAAGAATTTACTTAGGCGTGTAGGTATTAGAGCAAAAGTAAGAACTAACACTTTACTATACGATACTTACGATATAAGAAATGGTGAAACACCAGAATCTATTGCACATAAACTTTATGATGATGCTGAATTACACTGGGTAATTATGTTAGTAAATAATATTACAGATAGATATCATGATTGGCCAATGACAGAAGCACAGTTTTTACAGTTTATAAAAGATAAGTATGATGATGTTAATGGTACACATCATTATGAAATATCTCAAACCTCTGGTAATACATCTATTAAAATAGATATTGGAACTGATAATACCAATTATTCAAATGCAACTCTAATTACTAATTATGAGTATGAACAAGAACAACAAGATAGTAAAAGAAAAATAAGACTATTAGACCCATCTTACATAGAACCATTTGTTGAAGAATTTAAATTATTAATGAATGAATCAATAATATAATGAATGGTATAAGAAACGCTGGAGAGTATATACTCACTGAACTAAAACTATTTACTAGCACTGGTGAAGTAATTAATTTAAATAGTAATTATACATTACTTGACATATATGAAAATATGTTTTCTAATGGTTTAACTGGAACAGTAACAATTATAGATACAAATAATTTAATTATGAATGCACCCATCATAGGACAAGAGTTTTTGGCATTTAAAATAATGACACCAGGCCTTGATAATATACCAATAGATTTTACTAAGCATGTTATGGCAGTATATAAAATAGATTTAAGAAAATCTAGCAGAGGTAATGAGGTGTTTCAATTACATTTCTGTTCACCAGAATTATTGAGAAATAATAGAGTTAGACTTTCAAAATCATATGATGGTAATATAAGTGACATAGTAAATATAATATTAAAAGATAAAAAATCTATAAACACAAAAAAAGAATTATTCATTGAATCAACTTTAGGTAACAAAAAAATAGTATCACCAAATAAAAACCCATATTCATTGATTAAAGATTTAACAACTGATGCTATCGGTGAAAATGGCTCACCACATTTTGTATTTTTTGAAAATTTAGATGGAATACATTTTAGAACCCTTGATAGTTTGTATAATATAGGTAGTGTGGGTGATTTTACAGTATCAGATAAGGGAAGTATTGATTTTCAAAAAGGTGGTATAACTAACATAGAAGAAGAATTAAAAAGAGTATTAGATTATGAAATAACTTCTAATAATGATACAAAAAGAAATATTAAAAGTGGTATGTTTGCATCTAAAACTATATCACATAACATATATCAAAAAAACTTTGATGTTAAGACATATGATTACTTTGATGACTTTGATGATTATGGTAGAGTCGCTAGTGGGGGTAGTAATTTTCCTATATACAATAAAGGTGCAGTAGATTTTGCAAATAAATTAAGTGACTTTAAAGATGCTAGAGTATACATGCATAGTACATCAAAAGATACAAATGGACTTGATACCCAACATTACATTGAAACAAGTACAAATTATACACCAAATGATATTGAAAAAACCATTGCACATAGAGTATCTAAAAATTCAGAGTTAGACAATGGTGTTAAAATTAATATGCAAATAAATGGAAATACAACAATTAGAGCAGGGTCAATTATAGATTTCGAATTACCCCTTGTCGGCACATCACACACAGATGATAATTATGATGTCTATCACTCTGGTAAATTTTTAATAACTAAAGCAAGACACTCTTTTGATAAAAAAGGTGCTAAATATTCAATATATATGAGCATAGTTAAAGATTCATTTAATAAAGAACTGCCAGATGGTGGTTCAGAAGCACAACAACCAACAGGAGGGCAACTATAGTAAACTATATCATGTATAATTAATTAACAATTTGGAGTTTTAGAATGACAAACAAATACAAAAACAAAATTAAAAACATGAAATTTTTGAGTCAAACACGAACAAGGATGATACCTGAAAAACTTGACATAAATAATATTAAAGAAAACTATAGAGATAAAGAAACAAATGAAGAGCTATACAGAACTATTAGAAGGGGTCTATGACCCAAACATATTTAAAGCCTTTTTCATGGCAGGTGGGCCAGGTAGTGGTAAATCATTCGCCGTAATGAAAGGTATAGGACAAGCACAAAAAAAAGTTCGTGTCACATCACAGGGTTTAAAAGTTGTAAACTCAGATGATATATTTGAAAAATATTTAAAAGATGCACATCTCAATTTTAAAATGGATGCCAATCAAGGTAAACAAAGAGATGCACTTAGAGATAAAGCAAAAGCAGTAACTAAAAAAAGACAAGACAATTATATTGAAGGTCGTTTAGGTATGGTGATTGATGGCACAGGAAAAGATTATGGTAAAATCACATCTGATGCATCTAGACTAAAACAAATTGGTTATGATGTGCATATGATATTTGTAAACACAAGTCTAGATGTCGCACTTGAAAGAAATAAACAAAGACCTAGAAGTGTACCAGAGGATATTGTAAAAACATCATGGAATCAAGTACAATCAAACATAGGTAAGTTTCAACAATTTTTTGGTAATAAAAACTTTATCATTGTAGATAACAATGATGTAGGTGATGATGTTTTTGATATGGTAGGTACACAAGTAAGAAAAATGTTATCTAGAAAAGTAGATAACTTTATTGCAAAGGCTTGGATTGCCAGAGAACTTAGACTCAAAAAGAGATGATGTTAACACTCACAATATTACTATTCCTAATAGTAGGATTTGTATTAATCATGCACAATCGCCCAGATTGGTGGTCTTCTCTTACTCATTGGTTGCACATTAGAACTTCTATGTTAAGACCAGAAATCAGTATCGTAGAACTAATTATATTAATAGGTGTATTACTCATATTATTTAAATTATACTTCTAAATGAGAATCATTCTCAACAAATAATTCTTGACAATACCTGTTCAGTCTGTCATAATAGTGTCATGATAGAAGAATTAGAGTTTATAGAACAGTTGCAGAATGTCAAAAAACTGGTAGCTGTATCATCTAAAAATCATCCCAATATGCATGTATTGAAATACCTCGATATTTTAATTGATATTCATGAAAAGAAATTTGGTGAGTATCAACAAAACATGGAGAGAGAATTTTTAAATAGGAGAGAAGATGCCTAAAGGAATGCATTTAGTCTTAGGAATGACTTCGCTGGACACTCGTAAGAAAAAGAAACCTAAGATTACAAAAAAGAGAATGGAACAGTTAGTGGAAGAACACAGACTATATAATAAAGCTTGTAAACAAACTAACAATCGTAGAGATATGTTATCATTTGATGACTATCTCAAAAGACAATTCGGTCAAGTGAAATATAAACCTAAAAAGACAGGTACATATCAACCTACAGATATGATTATTACTAGAAATACAAACATACCAAATCTTACAATAGATGTAAAAGATTTACAACATGCTTGTACTAAACCAAATGATGATTATAAAAAAGAAATCAGCAGTCAGTATGTAATAGGACAGGCATATAATAAAAGTGGATTACAAGTATTAACTAAAAGGGAAACACAAGACCCTGCAACAGGTAAAAGAAGATGAGCGTAAAGGATTATATTGTCACACCATGTGTAAGACCAGAGATAAAAGAATTTGTAGAACATTGGCATTACTCTAATAATATAAATGGTATTAGTTCACCTTACTGTTTTAAGTTATTAGATAGTGGTGATATGATTGGTGCCATGATGTATGGTTATATTAGTATGCAAGGTGTATGGAAAAAGTATGTTGAAAAGGAAGCAGACATCATAGAGTTAAGAAGATTATGTTGTATTGATGATACACCTAAAAATACTGAAAGTTATTTCATAGGTTCTACTTTACGATGGTTAAAGAAAAATACAGAGATTAAAAAAGTAATTAGTTATGCAGATAAGACTTATGGACATAGTGGTGGAATATATAAGGCGAGTAATTTTAAACATTTGGGTATGACACAAAAAAGTAGGTCAATTGTTTATAATAATAAATTGTATCATGAAAAGACAATTAGAAATAAATCTGTAGAGGGAGTTTACAGACCTTATGCATTAAGAATTCAACAAGCTCTAAAAGATGGTTCGGCATATTACAAGGACAATTTAGAGAAACATATATACATGTACGAACTGAAGGAATAAAAAAATGTTTACAGATATAAAAGTACCATTCAATAGTGTGATGTTATACAATGTTGCAAAATTAAAAGATGGCATGACCATATCAGATGTTGAAGAACATATTGGTACAATGTGTAATATTGTAAAAAACAAATACAAAGGATTTCTTGCAGGGCAGGTTTTTGAATACGCCGGCTTTGTAAGTAATGAAGGTTCAGTCGGTGACTTTGGAGTAGAGGGTAATCATATTGCAATCATAACTTATTGGAAATCTTTTGATGAACACGAAAGAAGTCATGCAGATGAAGATTTTAAAAATGAGTTTTGCAAACTTTTAGAGTTTTGCGATGACACAAAAGAACTTGGTTACAAATTAATGTGGCAAGGTGAACAAGAATAGGGTAAATGGACAAAATATAGAAATTTTTATACTTTTCTTGAAAAACAGAGTCCTAGAACCCCTTAAAAATGAATTTAAATAGGATGGGTGATACAATCACTCATGGGAAATATAAAACTCTATAAATGCACGATTAGATGCATTGTAGGGGATTTTATTATATAAGCCACTTTAGCTCAGTGGTAGAGCAGCTGTTTTGTAAACAGCAGGTCATCTGTTCGAACCAGATAAGTGGCTCATATAATAACCACCTAAATAGTAGATGAAAAACCACAAATTATCAATATTGACATTTGTCACATCTCTTGCAATTGCAGCTGTAGCCGCATGGTATTCTATTATCGGATTGACTGCAATATTTTCTGCAGCTATCATTCCAATAATTATTATGGGTATAGTTTTAGAGATTGGTAAACTAGTAGCTGCATCTTGGGTTTACACTCACTGGAAAGAAACTGGCATATTGCTAAGAACATATCTAGTTTCTGCTGTTGCAATTTTGATGTTAATCACTAGTATGGGTATTTACGGATTTCTATCAAAGTCACATATTGATGCTGGAATAGACACAGGTGAAATATCAGTCAAGATAGAGAGAGTTGATAATCGTATCAAAAGTGAACAAAGACAAATTGATAGGGCAGAGAAGAATATTTTAGAAATGGATACAACACTAGACAAAACTAGTTATGGATTTTTTGATGACTCTAGACTTGAAGAAAGAAATAAACAATCTGTAGAGAGAGAACAATTAAATAGTATCATCAATAAATCAGAAACTAACATAGATGGTTTACTGGATAAGAAATCAGAGTATGAATTAGAGATTAAGAACTTTGAGGTAGAAGTAGGGCCTATCAAATATATTGCAGCTCTAATATATGGAGATGAGGCAAAGAATTATCTTGACAATACTGTACGATATGTGATACTATTATTGATATTCGTATTTGACCCATTGGCAGTCTTATTACTAATATCTGCTAACATGTCATACAGAAAAGAATTAGGTTTATATCCACCAGAGGAGAAAGGACTACCAGTGAATGTTGGAAAGACTATAAGAAGTGCCACATCACACAAAGGTGTGAAAAAGGTGACTAAAGAAAGAGATGGAGTTAAAATACATTTTTTTGAAGAAGATGATGGTAAGGGTTGACAATCATTGATAGACCTGTTACAATACACATAACAAATAGGAGTATATTATGGCAAAAACAATAGATGCAGAACTTTTACAGAAACAAAGAGATTCTCTTGTACAAGACTTGACAAATTCTAAAGTTGCTGTAGAAACAGCAAAAAACAGAGTACAACAAATACTCGGTGCAATACAAATGACTGATAGTTTGATTGCAGTATCCAAAGAGGGTAACTATTCAAAGAGTAGGGCAAACTCAGAGGGTGTACCAGAAACTTCAGCTACTGAAATACAAAAATCATTAGAAGAATCTGCAAAAGATGTGGTATCTGAACTTGGTGATGATGCTATACCAGATACAAAGTTATCTAAAGATGAAGAACAATTAATGAGATTAAGGAAAGATAAAACATAATGGCATATGAATATAAGGCAAAAATCACAAGAGTTGTAGATGGCGATACAATGGATTGTGATATCGATTTAGGGTTTGGTGTTTGGATACACAAAGAAAGAGTAAGAATCTATGGTATAGATACACCAGAATCAAGAACAAGAGATTTAGTAGAAAAGAGATTTGGACTAGCTGCAAAGGATTTTGCAAAGAAATTCTTACTAGACCACGACCCAGAAGTCACACTTGTATGTAAAGAATACGATGCCAAAGGAAAGTTTGGTCGTATACTCGGTGATTTTAGATGTAAAAGTAAACTATTGAGTCAAGTCATGGTAGAGTTTCATCATGCAGTACCCTATTATGGTCAAAGTAAAGATAAGATTGAAGAATCTCATCTAGCCAATAGAAAATTGGTGAAGTTGGTATAATTCTTGCATGTATAGTATTAATTAATCAACGGAGTTAAATCATGGAAAATTCTATTATAGAGCTATCGTATGCTCTAGATACATTCTACTTTCTAGTCATGGGTGCATTTGTCATGTGGATGGCAGCTGGGTTCACAATGCTAGAGTCGGGTCTTGTAAGGGCAAGAAACACAGTAGAAATCTTAACTAAAAATATTGCACTATATTCTATATCATGTATTATGTTTATGCTAGTGGGATATAATCTTATGTACCCTAGTGGTGGCACAGGTGTAATACCTGACTTGTCATTCTTCTTAGGTACAGACAACACAACAGAAGCAGTTTTAAAGAGTGGTGGAGATGTATACTATTCTAGTATGGCAGACCATTTCTTTCAAGTAGTATTTGTTGCAACAGCCTGTTCAATCATATCAGGTGCAGTTGCAGAACGAATGAAACT